AAGTGTAGTATCTCCTTTAAACTGAAATTTTAAAGGTTTAATTTGATTTTGGTTAATACCTAAATAGATAGGATTAATTCCCATACTATTTTCTACACCTAAAAAAGTTGGTTGATTAGGTCCTATTTTTAAACCTCCCCACACATGATTAATCCATATCCATTCTATATGTTCTCCGTGTAAAAGATTTTGTGTAGTTTTATTTTTAATAAGAGTTGTGTTATATATAGGTTTATCTGTTACACAATATTCTTCACTAACAAAATCTGTAGATGTTTTACCATCATCACTGATCTTAGTAAGATATCCTATTTTTCTTTGAGATTTCCAATAAGCTGTTGTAACACGCATCATGTTAGGAGCATCTTGGCTAAAATCTTCAGATTCAGCCAGAACCCATTCTACAATGTCATTTCCGTTATAAACAAAATTATCTCTTACGGATGTAAGTTGTCTATATCCTAATGAAGGAGAACCTACGTTCCAATCATGTGATTTAGTAGCATCATAGAAAGTTCCATCATTTTGATAACCTCCTATAGCATAACCAGCTGCACCTATAGGATAATATTGTTGAAGTGATAACATTTGGTCTTCATTCATCAACCAACCGTATTGATCAATAACATCAGGTACACTCATCATTTCAATTTTACCAACCCAGTTACCTTGAGAGATATATCTAGTAGAAGGAGATTTATGATAAAAAGTAAGTACAGGATTCCATAATTCTACATCATAGTCATCTTCCATCATTTTAAAATGCCAAAACTCTCTATCTGTAATTAACTTATCACGGAAAGCTTCTTCCTCAAGTTCATCCATTTTAAAGCGTTCTTCATCTATGATGTGTTGTTTAGAAGCCCATTTTTCAGCTAGTACTTCAAAATCTTTATTATAAAAATCATTTATTTCAGGAAGTTTTTGTAAAACATCAGGCTGTAATTGCTGTTGCAATTGTTGTTGAATTTCTGGATCTTCTATATCTGCTCCTTGAGCTAACATTTCTTGAACCAATCTTGCTTCAGCATATTTAACTAAAACATCTTCTATTTCTGCTTTTTTACGTTCAATAATTTCATTATGCGTATATTCATCAACAGCACGGAAAGTTACTCTCTTATTTCTTTTAGCAAATTCTGATGTTAAAGTATTTACAACATTTGGGATAATAGGATAAAACTTTAATTCTAAAGCTTCCATTTCATCACTTGCCGCTAATTGACTGACAACATCTTTCATTTCATTGTTGTCTTCAACAACGTAATCTGTACGGTCAATAATTCCTTGAGCAAGTTTATAGTTTTTCATTAACTTTCTTGCATTTTTACGCAATTGTTTAATACCTTGCCATTCTAACCAATCCATATTCCAAGCTGCCCAGTTTTCATCTTTTTCAGAAACAGGTACAAATTGTAAAGGTTGAGATATACTCCACAATCTATTATGTTCAGCTTTTGCGCCTTTTTTTAAATCTAATGCATTTAATATTTTCATCTGCCTATACGTTTAAATGGAGATCTTGATTTACTACTTCCTAAAGTTTGTCCAGAAGATTTTCCTAAATTACGGAAAGCTCCACTCTTTAATTTATATAAATTTTCTGACTTTTCCAAGTTTTCATTAATATCATTTTCTATTCTTACTGTTGTTTCTGTATTTGATTCTCTAATTTTAACAAAAGCTACAAGAGCTGCTAAAGAAACTAATCTATCCACATTTAATCCATCTTTGTAGGCTTCCATCTCTGTTAAAGCCATAATATCAGGAACTCTTCTTACACCATGATATTTTTTCTTAATAATACCCAAGTCATCTATTTCCTCTTCTACAACTTCTTTTAACCACTCAATCAAATAATTAAGAAGATGGGCTTTAAACAATGTCCCTGTATTTTTCCAACCATATTCCTGGTATACAGTTTTGTTAGCTTGAGCCTCCTTTAGGAAGACCATCTGGCTTTTAGGAATAAGATATTTTTGTTTTCTTTCTTTGATCATATACTGAATGAAAAGAGAAATATTATTTTCTACAAGTGTCCAAGCATTGTACCATTCAATAATAAGACGTAATCTTTTGTGTGTTTCATTTATGTCATCAAAACGTCCACACCAAGCAGCTACTATTTTATCACCTTCAATAAAATTTTCTACACCATTGTCTGTGTATCTTTTTACATGTGTAGCTGTTTTATACACATATATTGTACACAAAGATTCAGAAGTTGTAGTTTTACCTTCACCTACAGGGTCAATAGAAGCTATATACTGTCCAAATTTAATATTTTTATCAGGTCTTTCCCATATCACAATAGAACCTGTTTTGTCTTCTTCATTTAATTTAATTGGAAATGTTGAAATAGGAGGCTTATTAGTTCTTTTAACTATAATTTCACCTTGAATATTTTCATCAATATCTATAAGCTCATAAGGATATTCTTTTTCTTCAATTTTACGTTTTTGTTCTGCCACCAAACTTAATGGAAATTTTGATTCTTCCCTATAAGCAAAAGCCTCTTTAATATTTCTAGGATGCTGAGAAATCCTTAACTGGTATTTCTCTGGATTAAGTTTTTTCTTCCAGTCTGCAAATTTTTCATCAAGAGCTTTTAAAGCTTCTTCAACTAAAGAGTTGCCAAAATTATCAATATGCGGAGGCATACCCCATTGTTCAGGTATGAATAAACCAGTTTTCCCTACCGTACCCGTTTCATCAATAAGATCTGTAAGTACAGGATAAATGTCATTATCTTCTGGATAAAGAGTCATTTGTTTTAAAGGTTCACAATCTGTTAATTCACCCACAGATCCTGCAATAATAAACATACCTGTAGTAACATCACCTGCTTGCATTGCTGGTCTAATAAACTCAAAAGTTTTATCAGCTCTTGGTGCAATACCACCTTCTTCATAAAAGAATAAAGTACATGGTCCCCCTACACCTTTTGTATCACTTTGCTCAAAAGACATTCCTTGAATCATCCCTTTAAGACCTACTTCTTTTTTTCTACCATTCTGAGTAACCTCAATCTTTTGCTGCCACTCTAAAACTTTACTAGGATTCATAGGACGGTACCAAGCGGTGTTACCATTTAAGAAAGCTTTATATTCATCTAAAAATTTCCAGGAACCAGATAAGTTAATAAAATCCTTTAGGGAAGCCCCTATTTTAAGAATAGCTCCTGGATCAAACCATATCCGGTTAATCATTTTACCCATGTGAAAATAAGAAGAAGCTATCTGACGTTTTTTTGTAATACTAGAATGTTTGTAATGTATTTCTGCTAATTCCTCATATAAAGCAATATGAAGTTGTACATCCCACACTTGTGGAAAGTCAAACTCCTTTTTCATTTTATCATAAATAGGTAGGAAATTTATCCAGAAATAATAGTCTCTAGGTAAGAACCAGGTATTATTGTTGTGTTTAAAGATACAACCGTTTGTTGATTTTCGTTTTTCATCATCCCAGTAGTTAACAAAATCCTTACTTCTAAAGGGAGCCATACAGTAGACATCTCCTTGTTTTCTAAAATTTCTAGCTTGTTCATTAAACAAATGTGCTGTATCATCCAATTCATATTTTCCAGGTTCTTTAAAACAACTTTTTACAAATTCCCTATAGTCTTCTATATTAGAAAACTCTGTTTCTGTCCACAACCCATTATCATAGGTTGGAATTATTTTATGAAAGACTCTAAATTCCATTATAATTGATCATATCCTAAGTTTTGACCACCACGTACAGAAGTTTCTTGTTCTGCTTCTAAGTCTTTTGCAATACCTTTATAAGATTGTCTTATAGCATCAAATTCTTTAGCTACGCGTACTAAGGAATTAATATTTCCATCTCTACCTGCCGTAATTTTTGTTGTTTCTAAATAATCTGTAAGATTATCTAACATTGTAGTAATACCTTTGTAGGCTCTTACTGTAGGTGTTTCATAAAGTACTTTTGCTTTTTCTACAGCCTCCAATATTTCTTCTGACTCCGTATCAATTTCACTTTTAAGATCTGTAAGAATAGTTGGTTCTCTTAGATCAAAAGGTAAGTTATAATAAGGGTTTTCCTGACTAGGACAAGACATATAAAAAATGTATGCATAAACATCAATATAATTATCTGGAAAAACTTCCATAATAACTTTGAGCCATTTAATTACATGACAATGTTCTGTAG